GGTTATTCGAGGGCACGTTTATCTTTTAGTGTCTAAAAAATAATTAGTGACTTCGTTTCTTTTTAGGAAAAAAATAGAAATGAAAATAGAAAAAATTAATATTGATAGATTAATTCCTTATGCTCGAAACCCTAGAAACAATAAGGCTTCTGTTAGCAAAGTTGCCAGCTCTATAAAAGAGTATGGATGGCAGCAACCAATCGTAGTCGACAACGAAATGGTGGTCATCGCTGGGCATACAAGATTATTAGCTGCGCAGCAGTTAGGCTTAAACGAAGTACCAGTGCATATAGCGGCTAATTTAACGGCCGAACAGATTAAAGCTTATCGATTAGCGGACAACAGAATTGCACAAGATAGTGAATGGGATGAAAGTTTACTTGCTTTAGAGCTGGCGGAGTTAGAGAGTTTAGATTTTGATTTAGATTTAACAGGCTTTACTCCAAATGAATTAAACGATCTCTTAGCTAAAGAGATGATCGAAGGCTTAGTCGACGAAGACTTAGCACCACCTGTACCCGACAACCCGATATCTAAACTCGAAGACGTTTGGTTATTGGGGGATCACAGATTAGTTTGCGGTGACGCTACTAACTCAGAACACGTAAAACTGTTAATGGATGGCAATTTAGCTGACTTAGTTTTTACAGATCCCCCATACAATGTTGATTATGGTGGTGGAAGAAAGGCAGGCTCTACTCCTCCGGGAGCGAGAGTTAAAGCGCACGGTACTATTTTAAACGATAAAATGACACCTGAAGAGTTTGAAACCTTTTGTGAGAACTTTTTTAAAAGCTATTTAGACATTATGAAACCATTAAGTTGCATCTATGTATGTCACTCCGATCAAAAGAGTGAAGCTAAGATGACGTTTCAAAGAACATTTGACGATCATTTTTATTTTAGTTCAACTTTAATATGGGCAAAGAATAATGCTGGTCTAGGCTTTCAAGATTATAGGGCCAAACATGAACCTATGCTCTACGGATGGAAGGAAGGAAAAGGCAAGCATCAATTTTTTGGTGAAAGAACAAAGACGACTGTTTGGAATATTAAAAGAGAACCAACAACAGAATATGTTCATCCTACTCAAAAACCTGTCGAGTTAGTTAGCGAGGCAATGTTTAACAGTAGCAAAGGCAAAGATAATGTCGTTGATTTCTTTGGTGGTAGTGGCTCCGTTGTTATAGCAGGTGAAAAAATAGACAGAAAAACGTTTGTGATGGAGTTAGATCCTAAGTACTGTGACGTTATAATTCAAAGATGGCAGAACTACACCGGCAAAGAAGCGGTGAACGAAAAGCTAAAGAAGACGTACAATGCCATCAGAGGATGATGGATTAGTAAGTGTTGAGACAATAGCAAACATATTGAAACTAACACCGAGACGAGTGCAGCAGTTAAGTAGCCAAGGTGTAATTCCTAAGGCTAAACGTGGCCGCTATAAAATTATAACTTCGGTGTGGGGTTATATAGATTATTTAAAAAAGATTAACAGCGAGACGGATCTACCCGATGATCTTAAAGATGTTAACCTTAAGATAGCTAAACACAAGGCTCGTCTTATGGAGCTAGAGGTAGCTGAGCGTACAGGCGAGCTAATAAAGGTGTCGGAAGTAATAGGCACATGGTCAAAGATATTTAATCAAATTAAACAGTCAGCTCTTTCAATGCCGGCACGTTTAATACCGCAGCTATTAAGTGCTGATAATATTAATGACGCTAATGTAGTTGCTAAAGAATATATAGAAAATTTTTTAAATGAACACGCAGACTTAACTTTTGAAATAGATGAAACAGATAGCATTGAAGTCGGAGACGCTCCAGCAAGCAGCGAAAATATCGCTGGCCCAACTGAGACCTCCACCTCGCCTAACCATATCTGAGTGGGCTGACACATATAGGTTTCTTAGTAGTGAAGCCTCAGCTGAAGCAGGAAGATTTTCAACTAAACGTGCTGAGTATCAGCGTGAGATTATGTCGTGCTTTACAGATAACGATGTAAAAAAAGTCGTGTGTATGACAAGCGCTCAAGTAGGTAAGACAGAAATATTATTAAATATTATTGGATATTATATTCATTTAGATCCAGCGCCTATTATGTGTATACAACCAAGCTTAAGTATGGCGGCAAGCTTTAGTAAAAATAGATTAAGCAGTATGATAAGAGATACTGAACCGCTTAATGAAAGAGTAGCAGATAGCCGATCGAGAGATTCAAGCAACAGTATATTTAGCAAATCATTTAGAGGTGGCTCTATTGATTTAATTGGTTCTAACTCAGCGGCTTCAATATCTAGTAGGCCCGTTAGAATATTGCTATGTGACGAGGTCGACAGATATAATTTAGCGACGACAGAAGGTGATCCTTTAGCTCTAGCTGAAAGAAGAACGACAACTTTTTATAATTCAAAGGTGGCTTATGTAAGCACACCAACAATAAAAGGCTCAAGCAGAATTGAAGCGGCCTTTGAGACAGGTGACCAGCGTCACTATTATGTTAAATGTAAAGACTGCTCCGAGGAGCAGATACTAGAATGGGAGTACGTACAATGGGAGAAGGGAGATCATGACTCTGCAAGCTATCACTGTAAAAATTGCGGGAGCGTTTGGAATGATATGGACAGGTATAAAGCGATTAGTAATGGGCGTTGGATTGCTCATGAAGACTTTAACGGTACAGCTAGTTTCTTTCTTAATGCTCTTTATTCACCTTGGACAAAGCTTTCTGAATTGGCTAAGGAATTTTCCGAAGCTTCTCAGTACCCTGAGAAACTACGTGTCTTTCTCAACACCCAACTCGCCCAAAGCTGGTCCGAAGACCAAGGCGAAAAAATCAACGAAGACGAAATCCAAAAAAGGAAAGTAAAACTAACTGAGAAACTTCCCGAAGATTGCCTCATGTTGACTTGTGGTGTTGATACACAAGATGATCGGCTTGAGGCAACACTTCTTATGTGGCGTGGCGTGGAAGAGCAAGTAACTGTTAAAGAACATAAAATATTTGTTGGAGATCCTAGCGGCCATCAAGTGTGGCAGGATTTAGACGACTTTTTAAACACAGAGTACGAACATTCTATTGAAGGAAAATCCTTAGGGATAGCGTGTACCTGTATTGACTCAGGCGGACACCATGTGGCGGCCGTCTATAATTTTTGCAAGATGAGAGAACACCGAAGAGTCTTTGCTATTAAAGGTAAAGGCGGTGAAGGAGTGCCTGTTATATCTAGGCCCACGACGTCTAATATAGCCAAGACAAAGCTTTTTAGTTTAGGCACTAACGCTCTTAAGTCTTTGGTATACGGAAGATTAAAAATTAGTGAAGGGCCGGGAGTGATCAATTTTAGTGATCATCTCGACCAAGAATATTTTGCACAGCTTACTAGTGAGACACTAGTGGAACGATACACTAAAGGAAAAAGGCGTGTCGAATGGGTAGCAAATAGAAGAAGGAACGAAGCGTGGGACACTTTAAATTATGGCTTTGCCGCATTTAATATTGTCTCGCCTAACTTAAGATTATTGCTTTCGAGACTGACTAAGCCGAAAGCAGAGGGTAAGAAAAAACAAAATAAAACACCTTTTACACAGAGAAAAGGTAAGTGGATGGATATTTAGATGTTATTAACTAAGGATCGAGTTAAAGAGCTAGTTAGCTCAACAGGAACTACAACTTTAAGTTTATCTGGTGCTGAGTCAGGCTTTCAAGCTTTTTCAGTGTTGGGTAACAACACCAGCTGCAACTACACTATTGTTGACGTTAATTCGACTGCATGGGAAGTTGGAAGAGGTGTGTATAATTCAAATACGTTAACAAGAGATGAGGTATTTGAAAGCAGCACAGGTGGAAGTAAAATAAGCTTAAGCGCTACGGGATCTACTGTGTTTTTAACCTATCCGGGGTCTAAGGCCGCCTACAATGACATCGGCGTTAATCGTAATTACGTTGCTAGTTCCAGTATCACCGCAGGGAAGCCATTAATTTTAAACGCTGATAATACAGTTTCACAAGTTGCTGAATCAACAACAGGACAAGTTACAGAAGCCATTACATCTGCTGTTAACTCTAATAATCCTGCTAATAAATCATTAAGTGCAACGGATGGTAATGGTACTATCGTTCAATTTTATGCAGGTACAAGTGGTAATCCAACAATACAAGCAGGTACAATTAGTGGAACAACTATAACTTGGGGTACAGCAGTTATTACTCAAACTCAAGATACGGATGGTTTCTTTTTATATTATGACCCTCAAGGTTATTTTGTAACAGGCTCAAGAACCGCAAATAGTGGTCAAGAAATAAGATGTTTTACTTATACTGTTTCAGGCACAGCATTAACTCAAGCATCTTTTTCAACACTTACTTATAGTGAAACAGGACATAGTAATTTAATAGGAGGTTATCATAAACAAGCGCAAAAAGGTTTACTAGTATCGATTGTATCAAGTGGAACAAATAGAACTTTTATGAATACTTTAACTGTAGCTTCTAATGGTTCAATGACTTTTGGCTCTACTGCTACTGATACTTATAGGGTATATAGTACACCACAGCTTGTTTATAATGATGAACAACAATGTTTAATGTTATACGCTAGTGCTGTTGTTCCTTCAGGTGGTGGAGATTGGTATCAACCATCAGTAATGTGTTTTACTATATCAGGAAGTACACCATCAATGGGAACTCCTGTTCAAATTGCAACAAGTGGGCAAACAGGTGAATATGGTTATTTAATTTATCATGCTGAAAGCAAAAAAACTTTAGCATTTTATGAGTTTTATGATGGTAGCAGTCAAATAATTCATTATCAAGTTGTTGGAATATCAGGAACTACTGTTACAGCAGGTACTTCAACCTATGTAGGTTTTGCAGGTAAAGTAAGTAGCGCAATAATTGAATACACTAACATAGGTTTATATGATCCTTTTACAAAAAAAATAGGTATGGCTTATGTTGATGGTACTACTTTAAAAATACGCTCCGCAACATTAACAAATGATTCATTAGCTTTTGATGGAGAGGTTACACCAGGAATTGACCCTGTTTATAATGTTAGTATGTTAAATTTAAATTCTTCAGATTCTAAAACTTTTCTTATTGCTAGTCAAAGCAACCAACAAACTAAATACAATGTTTGGACAATAGGTTCAGCAGGTGTAACATCATCTAACCTCACAACAGACAATTACTTTGGCATTGCATCTACAACAGCAAGTACAACTGAACCTGTTGGAGTTAATCGTGCAGGCTCGTTTAACAACGACCAAACAGGCATGACCGCAGGCAAGGATATGTATGTTACTGATGCAGGGCTTATAAAAGAACGAACTACGACAACGACTACACAAGATACAACATTATCACAATCATCAAATAATAGATTTGATTATGCAAGTTTATCTGGTCAAGTTTCAATAGCCTATGATACTGTTAATAATAAAATTGGTGTTTTAGCTAGAAATTATAATAGTTATCCTGCTGTTACTATTGGTGAGGAGTCAAATAATAGTATTACATGGGGAACACCTGTTGTAGTAAATAGTAGCACTGATGGTAGTAGTAATCGTAACAGACTTGCTTATGGTAATGGCATCTTTGTAGCAATTTTTACCGCAGGTAATACAGCAAAAATGAAAGCAGGCACAGTTTCAGGTGATAGTATATCATTTGGTTCTGATTTAACCCCTAGTTATTCATCTATTACTGCAAATCAAACAAATGTTTCTTATAATCCAAATGCAAATAAATTTATATTTGCAAAAAATGTTAATAATTCAACATCAGTAGACTTATGGATAGTTTCTAACTCAGGAAGTACACTATCTGTTGCTTCATCAAGTGCTGATGCAACCATTACAAATGCTGGTAATGATTATAGAGTTTGGACAAATATTTATGACCCTGACACCAATAAAACAATTATTGGTGTAGATAATTACGTTGGTTCAAACTATGGCAAACTTTATCCTGTTACAATTTCAGGTTCATCCTTATCAGTTTCAAGTACTCCTTATTCAATGACAGGTGGTGCTTATGAAGATTACTCAGATGAATTAATTTATGACTCAACTAACAATAAATGGCTTTTATTACAATGTAATGAAACTAGCAATTATATAAATGGAACAGTTCTTACAGCATCAGGTGACACATTTACAGCAGGTACAAAAACTGTATTATCTTCTGATCCTGCAAGATATTTAGGCTCTTATTATGATACTGTAAAAGAAAAATTTATAATTGGTTATCAATATTACACAACAGGATATTATGGTAAGTTCGGCGAAATAACTATATCAGGTACTACTCCATCTTGGACAACTTTATCAGGTACAATATTAAATCAAACTGCAGAGAGAGTTTTTCCAAAGTCTGCTTTATTTAATCCTGATACAAATCATGGTATTTTAGCAGGTACTTTTAATATGAGTACAGATGATGGAATGGCAATAGTTCTATATTATTCATCAACAACCACAACAGTAGTAAATGGATCGCAGTTTGTAGGTACTGCAAGAAGCGGAACAGACCTAGAATTATCTGAGCCACCAACAGAATTAGTTGGTTATTCTGAAAGTGCAATTACTAAAGGTAGAGCAGTCATTGTGAAGCCTGATGGTAATTATGCTCAAGCAGGTTTAACAACAACTTCAGTCACAAATACAGGAACAGCTTCTCAAGGTTCACTTGGAAATATGGGAACTTATAGTCAAGATATGTTTGCAATGGCAGTTGCGTCTGATGGAGTGACGTATTGCTTCACATATCAAAATACATCTAGTCAACAAGCCTGTAAAATAGGTACTCGCTCAGGTGAAACTATAAGTTGGGGAAGTGAACTTGTTTTAGCAAGCGGAAGCTCTGGTTCTCATTTTGTTTCTTATGATGCTAGTGCAAATGTATTTTTAACTACATATACTACAGGTAATTTAGTTAAAGGTACTGCTGTAAGTTATTCTGGAAACACAGGCACAAAAGGTGCAGAAGTTACAATTATGGATTTAGGTAATTCATCAGGTAATCCATCTTTTAATTATAAACATTGGTATGATTCAACTAATAAAGTAACTGTATGTTGGGCTAAAGGTGGTGTCAGTGGAAATGATACAAATAGAAGTTCAGCAGTTGCTTTAACTCTTACAGGAACGTCAATATCTGTAGGTACATTATTTGAAAACACATCTGCAGGCGGTCAAAATGCTTCAGGGTGTGATATTACAGGTGGAAAGCACGTTCTTTATTGGACAAATTCTAGTCAATATCCAACTGTAATGATTATGAGTGTAACAAGTACAGGTGATATAACTTGGGGTACACCTGTTACAAATAATTCAAATTCAGGTTCATTTGCTACTCCTATTTATAATTCTAATTTTCCTGATAAATGTATTGTTGCAGGTAAATTTACAAATTATAATAGTTATTTTAGTTATTTTGGTGTAACTGTTAGCGGAACATCAATAACCCTTTCTAATTTTTTATCAGGTAATATTAATAGTGCGCAGTCTTATGTGGAGTCAGGTGGTAGTGTTGCTGTTTATTCAAATTATAGTGGCAATTATTGTTTTGTTTATCAAACTTACGGTAATTATAATTCAAGATATAATTTTGCGACAACAACTGATGGATTATCACTAACAGTAGCAACAGCAGTAACAACAACTTCACATGGCTCTAATCAATTCTATGCAGGTGCTTGTGCAAGTGATGTTGATGGTGTTGTTGTTGAAAACCATAATGATAGAAGTTCGAGTCCGGGCTATTATTCATACTATTGTTTTAATCCTACTTTTAATTTTAATTCAACAACTCAAGTACCAAACATGACGAGTGCTAATGTGATAGGTATTGCTCAAGAAACAATCTTAGCTAATAACGATATTAAAGTTAAAACTTTTGGACAAGTAGACGAAAATCAAAGTTCATTAACTACAGGTTCAGCATATTTTGTTAATGGTACAACAGGAGCAATCCAAACTACAGCAGATGACCCATCTGTAAATATTGGAACAGCTTTAAATTCAACAAATTTATTAATTAAATCATAATAAGGAGACTACAATGCAAGTCATAACATGGAATGATTCAACAGATAATGATGGCGTTGCTATCTATATGTTTGATGATTCAAAAGAAATAATACGAGAAAGCGATAAGACAACTATAAATGATGGTAATGGTAATCCTGAACTAATCATAAGTGATGTAAATAGTAACAATTCAAACGTATATCAAAACGCTGTAGAGCCTGATGATTATTTTGGATGGAAATACACTTACAATGAAGCTGATGGATGGGTAGCTATTGAAGGATGGATTGATCCAAGACTAGAAGAAAACAACGGAGAATAATTAAATGTTAGGGTTCACTTCTTTAAGTGAACTTCCACTAAGTGATGTAAGCTCTGGTGTTTCTGTTGAGGTCTTACCTGTAAACGGTTCGTTATCTATTAGCGGCCAGCAACCTACAGTAAATTTAGGTGTGGAAGTGTCACCGTCAGCTGGCACGTTAACCATTGCTAGTTTCACGCCAGAGTTAGTGTTAGGACACGACCTTTTGCCGGGTGTTGGAGCAATAACTTTAAGCGGCCAGCAACCGACCGATATAACCGCAGGAGTTATAATAGAACCAACAGCTGGTTCTTTGAGTCTTAGCACTTTTAATCCTGCTACTGAAATAGGACACGACATAAATCCTACAACGGGATCTATAACTGTGTCAGGCCTTCAACCAAATGTAATTGAAGGAGACCAAATATTAGCTAGCACAGGATCATTAAGTTTAAACACTTTTGCGCCTGATGTGATAAATGGATTAAATATAGATGTGGGAGTGGCTTCCTTATCTATACAAGGGTTTGCACCCACAGTTTTAATAGGCCACGGAATTTATCCAACAGAAGGTACGCTCAGCATTAATACTTTTGCTGCAACCGAAGAAATTGGATCAAATATAGAACCTAACACAGGTACTATTACTATCTCAGGTCAACAACCTGAGTTTACTAACTCTACAATAGTAGATGTTGGTGCAGGAGCTTTAAGCATCAGCACCTTTGCACCTGAAACCATAGTTGGCGCTGAAATTGCTCCATCTACACAAAATGTTGCGATTACGGGCCATCAACCCAGCGTAACACATGGAAATTTTGTATCACCAAGCACAGGAAGTGTTTCTGTTACAGGATTACAACCAAGTTTTGAAGAAAATGAGATTGCATACCCAACTACGGGATCAGTTTCAATACAAGGACACGCACCTTTAGTAAATGAAGGTGATGTAATACAACCACAAACCGGAACTTTAGGTATAACAACCTTTGCTCCGAGCGTAGATATTTCACTTGATGTTTTACCTAGTACAGGTGCTTTAAATATACAGGGGTTTGCACCTACTGTAATGACGGCAGGTCATGGTGGAGCAACGATATATCCAAGAGATAATCGTACTATCAACGCACAAATATAAATTAATTTAATTATCAGGAGACTAAAATGGCAGCAGGTAGCTATCAGATATATAACAATGCAAAACTATTAATTGCAAACAACGGAATTGACTTAGACGGTGACACTTTTATCGCATTAATGACTACAAATGCGTTTACACCAAGCGTATCAGGTCAAACAACACTTTCACAAGTAACTAACGAATTAACTGACTCAGATTATGCTCGTCAGACACTTACTTCTGTAACAGTAACAGAATCAGGCGGCACAGTTAAAATAGACAGCGCAAATATTGTCTTTGGGACTAACGTTACGATTCAAAATGCTAAATGGCTTATCATTTTTGATGACACAGCAACAGGCGATCCGCTTTTAACCTACGTTGATCTTGATACTGCAAGTGCAACAGGGGTTAGCTCTACTAATTCTCAGTTCCAAATCACGCAAAACGCAAATGGTATCTTTACAATAGCGTAATGGTAAGATTTCCGTATGCGGTAGCTAAAAACTCCTTTGATGCAACTAAAGCTCCGGGAGAGAAGCTACCTTATAATATTAACTGGTCAGACATGCTTGCTGCAGGCGAGAGTATAATTACGAGCGCTTGGACAGTAAGTGATAGTGACATGACGTTAAGTGATCCATCTATAAGTGGGCTTGAAACAACTACAAAAGCTCAAGGAGGCAGAGCAGGGTATAACTATGTGTTAACCAACACAATTAACACCTCAAATGCCAATATTTGCGTCAGACGTTTTAACATAAGGGTTAAACAAAAATGAGCGATTTAGATTCAACAGCTTTAAGAGTAGAACCTGTGTTAGTGGCAGCTGGAACTACTTGGAAGTGGAATAGGGCTTACTCTAACTACCCCAACTCTACTTTTACTTTAAAATATTATTTTAGAGAAGTAAGAGGGGTTTATTCTTTAGATGTAACAGCAGCAGCTGACACTAATGGATCAGGTTTTATAGTTTCTGTACCTAAGGCAACAACTGAACTTGTCACTCCGGGAATATACGCTGGGAGAGGTTATGTTGAAGACGCAACTGATAGATACTTGGTTTATGACAACCAAATTGAAGTAATGGCAGACTTTAAATTAGTATCTGAAGGTGAAGATCTACGAACTCATAATGCAAAAGTTTTAGAACAAATAAAAGCATTGTTAGAAAATAAATTTGTTGATGATTCACAAAGTTACTCAATAGCTGGAAGAAGTTTAACTAAAATGACCCCTACGGAGCTTTACACACATAAATTATATTATGAACAGCAAGTTATAGCTGAGAATAGAAGGGCAAGGGCTAAACAAAACCTCCCGACTGGTCAAACTATATATGGCGTGTTCAATAACGGCCTGTAAGGAGATACAATGGCGTTTTGGGATAGATTTAAAACAAAAAAAAGCCCGACTCAGCGCAGAAACTTTACTGCAGCAGGTTTTGGGCGGCTTTTTAACGATTGGAATGCAAGTAACTCATCTCCTGATCAAGAATTAGAGTATAATTTAAAAGTCTTAAGAGATAGATCTAGGGATTTAGAAAGAAATAATCCTATTATTCAGAGATATTTGCAACTTGCTAAGCAAGGAGTCGTAGGGCCAAACCAAGGGTTTAAGATTAAAGTTAGGTCTAGGGACTCTAATGGACAGTTAGATTCAGCTGCTAACGATTTAATAGAGCGTGAATGGTATAAGTTCTGTGAAAATCCTGAGGCAAGCGGCTTATATACTATGCATGATATTTATTGCATGATTATTACAGGATTATTAAGAGACGGTGAAGTATTAACGCAGTATTATAGAGATCCACGAGGCTTTAAGTTATCTTTTTTAGAACCTGATTTTTTAGATTCTAAATTAAACAAACAAATGCCTGACAATAGGCAAATAAGAATGGGTGTAGAGATTGAAAACTACACACTTAAACCTGTGGCCTTTCATTTAGTGCAAAACCCATACAATGCATCAGCTGTGGATGATAATTTAATAACTCGCAAAAGAGTGCCAGCAGAAGATATGTTGCACATATATGTTAGTGAAAGATTTGGACAAACAAGAGGTTACCCTAGAATAGCTAATGTAATGACTGCAATTAAGTGGTTACAGGATTTTAGATATAGCGAACTAATAGCTTCTAAGAGTGCCGCTTCTAAAATGGCTTTTTTAAAGACTGAAACAGGTGATGGATACGGTGATGGCTACTTAGATGGTGACGAAGGTTATATGCCTACAATGGACTTCTCCCCCGGAACAATAGAAATGCTTCCAAAGGGTTATGACATTGAATTTATGGACAACAGACACCCTAACACGAATTTAGATCAATATGATAAGGCTATGATAAGAACAATCGCATCGGGCCTTGGTGTAAGTTATAGCAGTTTATCAAATGATTTAAGTGGTACGTCTTATAGCTCTGCTCGTGTGGGAATGTTAGACGAGAGAGACTTTTATAAGCAGCAGCAGACCAAGATTATAGAAGGCTTTTGCAAGCCTGTTTATCAAGAATGGTTAAAGCACAGTTTAACAATAGGATCACTAAGCTTTCCTAACGGAGCTTTATCAATAGAGTCTTATGATAAATTTTCAGACGCTGTTGATTTCATTCCTAGAGGATACTCTTGGGTAGATCCACAAAAAGAAATTACAGCATCAACTATGGCACTAAATAATGGCCTTATGACAATGCAGGATGTTCTTAACCAATACGGTAAAGAATTATCAACACATTTTAGTGAATTAGACGCAGAAAAAGAATTGGCGAACAGGTTTGACATTGAGCTTGCC